GCTCGCTGGGCTGATGACGGCATCGAGCTGGGCTACAACATCAGCCTGTCCCCGCCTACCGACCTGAACGTGGCGAGCGGCATCCCGCTGAATGCGGTTCTTGCCGTGATCCTGAACCTCGCGGTCGCCATCGCGGCTGGCAAGGGCAAGCAACTGTCGCCAGCTACCATCGGCGAGGCAGGGAACGCGTACAAGTCGCTTTGCGTGGCGGCGGCGATGCCCGGCCGGCAGCAACTGCCCGACTCCATGCCGCTTGGCGCTGGCAATACGCCGTGGCGCTTCGGCTACCCACAAAACCCCTACTTCCCTGGCGCTACAGAAGGCCCGTTGGGAGTAAGCCCGAACGGTAATCTGAACTTTAGGGGCTGACATGGCTTCAATCGCCCAACTTCCAGCGGTCACGACGCTTTCGCAGGCGGATCAGGTCGCCATCGGCAGCGCTTCGCTTGGCGATGACGCACGGGCCGCGCTGTCTACGCTGGTGACGTTCCTTCAGGGGCAACTGACGAGCACCGCGGATTCGACGCAATACGCCAGCCCGGCAACCGGCGCGACCGTGACGATTTCGCCCCCTGCTGCCGGTGGAAACGTGTTCCTGCGGCTGTCCCCGTCCGGGACGCTTGCGACGCTCACGATCACGCTGCCATCGGGGCCGGTGGACAAGCAATACGTCAGGGTGTTTTCCACGCAGATCATCACCGCCCTGACCGTGAACGGCGGGACGATCAACGGCGCCCCGACCACGATGGCCGCGGCAAACGGAACTTTCTGGCTGCGCTTTGATGGCGTGTCCAGCAACTGGGACAGGGTGGGCTGACATGACGACACGACCTTTCAGCGGCCGAGCCGGTGGCACCGCCACCATTTCCGCCACGAACACGAGCGCGACGGCGACGTTCACCGACCGAGGCGACCGGGAGGCGCTGTCGGTGCTCATCACGAACATCGGCACCGTTGCGACGCACATTCGGCTGTCCTATGGGGCGGCAGCGGTGGCGGCCACGACTTCGGACGTGGTGGTTGCGCCTAACGCATCTTGGGTGTTTGCCAAGTCGAACCCGCAAGACGGCAACTTCTTTGTCACCGCTCGCACGGCATCGGGCACGGCGACCGTTTACGTGACGTGCGGCACTGGCGGCGTGTGAGGTAGCGCGGTGGATGTCCCGATCCTGTCCGGCATCTACACGGACCAGTCGGCGGACATCCGCACTCGGTATCCGCGTAACCTTGTCCCGGTCTCCAAGGCCTCCGGCATCAGCGGCGGCTATCTGCGGCCGGGCGACGGGCTGGTTGAACATCTGACCGGGCCAGGCGCAGACCGAGGCGGCATCCTGTGGCAGGGTGTGCATTACCGGGTCATGGGCACGTCGTTGGTGAAGGTCTACGCCTCCGGTGGCTTTGACGTTCTCGGCGATGTCGGCCCGGGTGGTTTCTGCACCTTCGACTACAGCTTTGACCGGCTGGCAATGACCAGTGGCGGGCGGCTGTACTACCTGCTGGGTGGGACGCTTATCCAAGTCACCGACCCGGATCTAGGCGTTGCTCTTTGTGTGCTGTGGGCTGACGGCTACTTCTTCACGACTGACGGCGAGTTCATCGTCCAGACTGAGCTACTCGACCCGACCCAGATCGATCCGCTGAAGTACGGCAGCAGCGAGATTGACCCAGACCCGATCCTTCGGCTGCTGAAGCTGAACGGCGAGGTCTACGCGATCAACCGGAACACGTCCGAGGTCTTCGACAACGTGGGCGGCACGGGCTTTGTGCTTCGGCGCATTGAGTCGGCGATGGTGCAGCGTGGCACCGTTGGAACCAATGCGGCCTGCGCGTTTGGTGACGGCGCCATCGCCTTTGTTGGCAGTGGCCGAAACGAAACGGTCGGCGTCTACATGATGGCGAACGGGTCGTCGGTGCGGGTAAGCACGCGCGAGATCGACACCTTGTTGCAGGGGCTGAGTGACGCGGAGCTTGCCGACATCGTGCTAGAAGGCCGCTTCGACCGTGGGCATGAATGGCTGTACGTCCACCTTCCGACGCAAACGCTGGTCTTCGACGCGGGCGCGACTCGCGAGTTCAGGACGGCGGTTTGGTACACCCTGGACTCAAGCGCTGCCCCGACTCCGACCCGCTACCGTGCGCGCGGCTTTGTCCTGTCCGATGGCGTCTGGTATGCAGGCGACCCGACGACCGAGAAGCTCGCAAGCATCGCAACCACGACCGCGCGGCACTACGGGTCGGACGTTGCGCACGAGTTCGGGACGATGATCGTCTACGGTGACGGGGATGACGCCATCGTGCATGAACTGGAACTCGTGGCGCTCCCTGGGCGCGTCGCGGTGGGGCTTGATCCGGTCGTTTGGACGAGCTATAGCCTTGATGGCGTGACTTTCAGCGTGGAAAAGTACATTCCTGCCGGCAAGATCGGCGAGCGGGCCAAGCGTATCGGATGGCGGACGCAAGGCACGATCCGGAACTGGCGCATTCAGCGCTTTCGCTGGCGCAGCGACACCCTGATGTCGGTTGCCAAGCTGAGCATGCGCGTCGAAGTGATGCGCACGCGACCGGGAGCCTGACATGGCAACAATCCTCACCCGGCGCATCCCTCGGAACCTGCTGGCGATTGTCGCCTCGCAGAATCACGAGGCGATCAAGTACTTGGAGAACCTCGGCGAGGACGTGTCGGGCACGATCCCGGGCGAGATCGCGGCTTTGCAGGCTGAGATTGATGCCTTGGAAGCTATCGTGGCGGCGCTGATCGAAGGGCACGTTATCGAGGATGAGGGCATCCCGTTCCCGCAGCGGCCAGCGCTTGATTTCGTGGGCATCGGGGTTACGGTGACCGACTCACCGACAAAGACCATTGTCACGATCCCGGGCGGCAGTGGCGGCGGATCGCTGGACGACATTATTGCGCTTCAGGTGCTGATGTGAACCTAACCGCCACCACGCACAGCCTAGAGCTTGTCACTTCCAGCGCCAATGCGCTGTCCTGGGTCGTGTCATGGACCGACATCGACAAGACCGGGGCGACGATTGCAACGCCTGGCAGCGCTCAAGGATCGGTCGCAGCGGCTACCACGACCACTATCGTCGCTGCGCCGAGTTCCGGCACTATCTACCGCATCGTGACCGGCTTGAGCTTGCTGGCGAACGGCGGTGCGCAGACCGTGACCGTGCAAAAGGACGTGTCGGGCACGAACTACCCTGCGGGGCGGGCGGTGCTCGCTGTCAATGAGGCATTCTGTTTCGAGGATGCTGACGGCTGGTATTCCCTGACTGCGAACGGCGAACGAAAGGGAGTCGGCCCGCAAGGTCCGGCCGGAATCAACGGCGGCGGCACGGTCCTCGGCTCCGGAACAAGCATCGTTAACTTCGGGTCTGGCGGTTCGTCGCACACAACCCTAGTCGTCACGGGCCTGCCGCTAATCGTTGCGGGTTCGCTGGTTTACCCGTGGGTCAAGCCCGAAGCCACGCTCGACCACTCGGCAGACGAACATATCGCCGAAAACCTGCGCGTCTACGCTTCAGACATTGTGGCGGGCACGGGGTTTACCCTGCACGCAGTCGCGGGGACCGAAGTGATTTCGATGGTTCCTGACAATCGGCTCTCGCGGTTCTCAGGGGTAGGGCAGGACGCGGGCCCGGGTCAGGCAAACCGCAACAACCTGCCAAATCCTGGAGGTCAGGCGCCGCTGCTTTATGGCCGCTGGTCTGTCGGCTGGATCTTCACGCAATAGGGGACATCATGGCTCTGCAATTTGCTGGTGCCAACGGCACCGTCGTTCAAGCAAACGTCGAACACCAAGCGGCGCGCGTCGAGTCTCGCCCGATGGACTCGGCGGGTCTTGGCGCCTACGCCTACAGCGGATTTACGGGCATCCTGCCAGCAGCGCTGGGGGCAAACTCTGAAATCTTCCAGTTCCGATGGACGGACGCGACGCGGTTTTGCGTCATCCGCAGGATCCGCATCAGTGCATCGGTCTCGACCACGTTCTTCGCGGCCGGCGTCCCGTTGCAAATTGACCTTGTGAAATCCACGGCGTGGACGGTTCAAGGTACAGGCGGCACCGGAGTAACGCCCGCAGCGCTGCTCAAAAAGCGAACTTCAATGGCAAGTACGCTGGTCGCGACTGGCGACATCCGCATTGCGACGACTGCGGCCCTTGGCGCCGGAACAAAGACGCTCGAAACCTTGTCGCTGGCGGCGGTGGCGGCGGCTTGCCCAATCACGTCCAGCCTGAACGGCACGATCATTGCGCCCGGGACGATCCTGTTTCAGAACGAAGTGGCAGACGGCGAATACCCGCTGATCCTGGCGCAGAACGAGGGCGTGTCGATCCGCTCTGTTGCGGTGCCCGCCACGGGGACGTGGACGGCTTCGGTTGAAGTGCAATGGGCTGAAGTGTCTAGCTACTAAGAACGCCGTGCGATAGCTAGAATCGATCAACAAAGCGAGGCCCAGACATGGCAACCGATCCCTACGCGGCTATCCGGCGATTTCGCGTGGACTACACCCCCGCGCAGTCGTACCTCGAGTACGGCGACGGTGGGCAGCCGTTCATGGGCGGCCAAGCGGAGGCGTTTCGTCCCATGCTTCCCGAAGGCTGGGGCGGCAAGTACGCATGGGCGGACCCCGTAACACCGGGCGACCGCAGCGTGTTGCGGGTTGGCGGCATCCAGCAGCCGGGCAGGCACAAGTACGACACGTTCGATGGGATCGTGCGTCTGGACCCCGCGACTGGCGAGTACGTGCTCGAAGGTGACCCGTGGGCAACCCGGCAGACTTCGGGCATGGACAAGTTCCAAGACTTCGTGGAGAAGGGCGGCCTAGTTGTGGGCGGCACCTTGGCTGCTGGTTACGGACTAAGCAACATGTTTCCGGCTGCCGGCGGCGGTGTTGGGACACTGGGCACGATCCCGGCCGGCTCTGGTGCGATTGCACCCATCGCGAGCACGGTCCCGACCTACGTGGCGCCAAGCATCGCGGGCGGCAGTGCTGCCACGGTCGGAGGCGTCAGTGGCGCCGGCCTGGCCGCGGGGGGTGGCGTCGGTACGCTGGGAGCAATGCAAGGCGGCGCGGGCGCTGTCGGCGGCATTGGCAGCAGCGGGGCGCTGGTTAGCACGGTGCCGTCGGCAGTGGCTCCGACTGTCGCAGGCGGCACCGCGGGCACGGTCGGAAGTGTTGGCGGTAGCTCTCTTGCGCAGCAAGCCCTGATGCGTGCCGGGACCAGTCTCGCCGGAAACATCATCGGCGGCAGACTGCAAGGCAACGCCGCGCAGGACGCCTCGCAGATCCAGATGCGCGCGGCAGGCGAGGGGCAATCGACCATTGCGGCCATGCTCAAGCCCTACATCGACGCCGGGGTGTTGTCCACGAGCGCGGAAATGGACCTTCTCGGGCTGAACGGCCCGGACAAGCAAGCCGGGGCGCTGGCGGTGCTGGAGAACAGTCCGCAGTTTTCGCAGATGGTCAAGCAAGGCGAAGGCGCGATCCTTGGCAACGCATCGGCGACGGGCGGGCTTCGTGGCGGCAACGTGCAGGCAGCGCTTCGGGACTTCCGCCCCCAGGTGCTGAATCAACTGGTCGAACAGCAACTGAACCGACTAGGCCAGATGTCCCAGCGCGGACAAGGCGCGGCCACTGGCGGGGCTTCGGGGATCGCCAACCTACAGCAGCAGTCCGGCGCGGCTCAAGCGGGCGGGGCGCTGGCCAGGGGTCAAGAGCGCGCGGGCTACATCGACGCACTGTCGCGGTCTTTGGACTACTACTTCGGCGCTGGAGGCTAAGACATGGTGCAGCCGATCAACTACATGCCGGCGCAGCCGGTGATGCCCGGCAACATTTTGCTTCAAGCAGACAGCCCCGGCGCGACCATCCGGGCGAAGATGATGCAGGACGCGCAGGCAGCAGAAGCCGCGCGGGCGCAGCAAGAGGCGCAGCAGTTCATCATGGGCGTGATGGGCAACCCGAACGCGAGTCTCGACGACTTCGGCCGGGTGCTGGCGCTGAATCCGAAGATGAAGGAATCGGTCGAGTTGCTGGCGAGCAAGCGGTCGGAGGCCGAGAACCGCGCGACCACTTCGCACGCCCTGCAAGTCGCCAGTGCCATTGACAACAAGCGGCTGGACGTGGCCGAAATGAAGCTCATGGAGCGGGCGCAAGCGATGGAAGCGGCCGGGCAGGTTGGCGCGGTGCAGCAGGCGCGGCAGATGGTCGAAGCTCTGAAAGCGGACCCGACGCAGACTCGCAACGCCATGTTGGCGATGGTGGCGGCGGCGCCGGGGGGCAAAGATTCGTTGGCGGCCTACTTCACGCCTGCCGAGGATGCGCGCAAGGCGGCAGAGGAAGGCCGACGCGTCGCCATGTCCGGGCCGGCTCTGCGCGAAGCCGAAGCCAAGGCGACCACGGCCGAAGTTGAGGCCAAATACGCCGGGTCAAAAACGCTTCTGGATCTTGAACAGAAGGGCTGGAACATTGAGGCGCTGAAGGCCGACATTGGGTTCAAGCGCGAGGCCAACCGTATCGCAGCGATCAATGCCGGCATGGCGCGCGAGGGCAATGACCTGCGCCGCGCCGACTTGGAATTAAAGATTGCCGAGGCGCGTTCAGCACTTGACGGCAAGGCGCGCGAGAAGGCAGCAGAAGCCGCGAATGCTGCCTCTCAAGTGGACAACATGCTGAACACGGTTGAGCGCATCCGCAAAAACCCGTCGTTGAATGGCGTTCTCGGGACCATCCAAGGCCGCATGCCTGTGTTGCTGAGTGACGAGGCGGCGGATGCGGTCGCGCTGATCGATAACCTCGGCTCTCAGGCGTTTCTGGCCCAAATCCCGGCCATCAAGGGCCTGGGCCAGCTGTCCAACGTCGAAGGCGACAAGCTGCAACAAGCCTTGCAAAACATGACCCGCGTCCAGTCTGAAAAGCAGTTCCGCGAGAATTTGACCGAAGCCCAGCGGCTGCTTAAAAAGGCCCGGAACAACATCGGCACTCGGCTTGGCGTTCCGATGGGTCCGATTGACACTCCAGCGGCGCCGCGAGCGGCTGGACGACCGGCAGGCAGCAACGTGCGCTCTCAAGCTGACGCCATCCTGAGCGGGGGCCAATAGTGGCAACCGCCGACCAATACGCTGCCTGGATCGTCGCCAACAAGGCGAAGAAAGGCACGCCCGATTTCGAGACGGTTGCCGCAGCGTATCGGGAGGCGCTGGCCGAAGAGCAGGCGAGCCAGGGCGTGCCTGCCCCGATGGGCATGGCCGAAGAGCCAACCCCGAAGGCCGAACGCTCCATGATGGAGAAGATCGGCGGCGTCGGAGAAGCGGCGTTGACCTTGGCGACGGGCGCGACGGGCGGCCTAGTTGGGCTCATCGGCGGCACTGTCGGCGGCTTGGCCGGCGCTGTGCGTACCGGCAAGATCGGCACCCGAGAAGGTGCCCGCATGGTCGAGGAGGCTGCAAGCCAGGGCGCGCAGGCCCTGACCTACGCCCCGCGTGGTGAGGCCGGCCAAGAGTACGCGGCAGATGCTGGCGCGGCGCTGCAAAACCTTGTCCCGTTGACTGGCTTGGCGCGGCCTGTGGGCATGATCCAAGAACAGGCCGGCATGGCTGGGCAGACTGCCCGGATTGCTGGCGCTGCGCGGATGGACCGCATGCGTCAACCCGCAGCCACCCCGGCAGCGGCCACCCCGGCTGGGGTGCCAGCCGCGCCCGCAGCGGCTCCCGTTACGGCTGAAGCACTCGCGGCCACGGCACGCAGGGCGGCAGAGCCAGGACTCGGCAGGACAAACGCGCAGCGCGTGCTTGCCGAAGAAGCGGCACCCGATCAGCGCATGCTGGCGGACGCCAAACGGCTCGGCATCGATCAGAACTTGCAGCCCGGTCACCTGACCACGAGCGAGGCATTCCGGCAGATCGACGCGGCGATCAAGTCGAACCCGCAAAGCCAGGTTGCGCTGGCTGAACGCGCGGGCTTGGCCGAAATCGCCAAGTCATCGGCGCAACTGATCGACGACTTGGGCGGTACGCGCGACCTGAGCACGCTGAGTCAGAGCATCAACAACCGGATCACGGCTCGGCGGGACGTGCTGT